AGTAGGCGTGGGGGTTGGAGTAGGCGTGGGTGGAGGAGGCGGGGGTGGAGGAGGCGGGGGTGGAGGAGGCGGGGGAGTAGGAAGCGGGAGTGAGGGAGGAGGGGGTGGAGGAGGCGGAGGTGGAGGAGGCAGAGGTGGAGGAGGCGGAGGTGGAGGAGGCAGAGGTGGAGGAGGCCTTGTTTGAGGAAGCGTGGGGGTCGGAGTAGGCGTGGGGGTTGGAAGTGGGGGAAGAGTAATTGGAGGCAAAGCTACAGGCAAAGCCTCGTTCATGCGGACATTCAAAAGATTTCTATTGCGGGTGCTAATAGAGGGAGGAATAAAACCAGCACCACTGCCTTGCGCAGGCACTAAAGTAGACGTTGGCCTGTTATACACAAAACTTTTTGACACAGGATCCCATGCCCTATAAGCACTTTGACGTAAACCAGTCTCAGGTATCCTTGGCACAGGAACAGCAGGAGAATCAAACTCCCCCTGCCTTAAACGCCTCAAATAATCATAATAATCTTTAGTTGTGTATGTTCTACCCTCAAGAGCCTTTGCAAGCCGCTCAAGATCCGACTTTCTTTTTTGTGCAAAAAGAGCACTGTCTGGAACAGGAGCAGTGTAAGTGCTCGTGCCCGGGTCATACCCCTCTTCATACCTTGAAGAACCTCCATCAGAAAACTGAGGAAGATTGAGCCTAGAAAAAAGTTGTTTTGCACTTACCATAAATCACCTAGTAAAATCATTGCCTTACATCAACTAAGTCTTAATTAGGATCAAAGGGCGGAGGGGTTACAGGAGGCTGCGTTTCAACAGGAGGCGTCGGCTCAGGGTCCTTGGGCAGGGAATCAAAAGCAGTCCTTACTTTGTCCGCGAACCCAGGGTCTTTATAGTCTCCAAAGGCACCCGCCCGCGCTCTTGACAATAGAGTGAAATACTGCCGGGTGTTAAAATCTTTCCCTGACAAAGCCGAATTAAACGCGGTCAATATTCCCGCCCTTCTTGCAGCAAATTGAGAGCTCGAGGAAACAGGGGGCGTGTAAACCCCCGTAACAGGATCATAACCCTCAGAAAACAAAGGCAACCCCGTCAAAGGATCAATTTCGTTCATGCGCACATTCAAAAGGTTCCTTTTCCTTGACGTGATCACAGGAGGCACGAACGACGAACCACTGCCCGTGGCAGGGGCCAACGACGCCCCGGTCGTGTACCTGAAAGATTGCGCCACAGGATCCCAAGTGCGCACTGGACTGTCGCGAAACACTGTATCCATCGAAGGCACATCAATAGGAACCACAGGACGGTCACTAATTGGAGGAAGTGAAATAGGAGGAGGGGGTGTTGTTGGATAAGAGGGAGGCGGTGGCGTAGGGTCCGTGGGATCAGGACGTGTAAGTGTGGGTAAAGACTGCACGGGCGAAGGAGGGGGCCTAGGAGGAAACTGGGCCAAGAAGTCCGCTTGTCTTTGTTCAGGTGTTTTTGCTTCTTGAATTGCAGCAGACAAAAAAGTAGGAAGGCCTGTTGCCTCTGCAATTTGTGCGTTACTTACCCCAAATTTTTGTCCAGCAGCACTAATAACATCTTCATAAGTTTTTGCTCCAGTCACACCAAAAGACTGCCCTAGTCTTTCGTACTCAGAGGAAGGCGTGTTAAATCTTATCTGATTTGCAAAATCTGCAATTTGTTTTGCGGAAATGTTTCCTCCACTTTGAAGCCTCATTACAGGCAACTGTTCAAGCTCCTTGCGGGACACGGTTTTTGTAGGATTTTTATTCAGCCCTAAAGCACGCACAGAACCTCCGCCAGCGTAAGGGGTTGCCGCCATCCTTTCTCTGCCCCTGTTTTCAATAACATCAGCTAAAGCCTCGTATGAATTAGGACCCAACCCAGGATCTCTTTTAAGACTATTAAGCACAACACCAAGCTCAGTTAAATAATTGTCAGGCAAAAAAGGACCCTTAAGATTAAGGTTTTCTACGCGATGCTCGGGCAAATCATCTATTTGACTTTCAGAAAGATTTTTTCTTTGAATATTATAATCAAATAAATTTTTTATAAATTCATTAGCAATAGGGGCGGTTTCTGGGTCATTTATTAAATTACTATATGCTTGTAGTTTTTGAGGAAGAGTTGACACAAAGGGGGGTTCAAGCCCTAGTTTTTGAAATTCTTTTATCATTCTCATTCTTTCGTCTACTTCTCGATCAACTTCTTCTTTTGAAGGAAAAGAGGGATCAGGTTCTTTATAATTCCCCGGAATCGCAAAAGGGTCAGGCATTTCGTTTGCTATAATTCCTTCGTTTGTAAGTGCAAGCCTTTCAAACTCGTTTATATCTATAGGATCCCCCATGGGAATAGAAGGAACAGAAGGCACAGTATTTACTGCACCTAACCCTTTTCCAAGTTCAATGTCAGACAAAAAAGGCATTTCATTTAAAGGAGACGGATCGCTAAATGTTGGCGAAAAAGAAGGCCTAACTCCAGAAAGATCTACCTGATCATATGCACTACCTCCACCATACCCAAAAATATCTCCCAAAGAAAAGTAAGGCGATTCAGCAACACCGGCACTGCCGTAAAAAGCCCCTCCTTCTTGAAATTTTTTTACAGGCAACTGTTCAAGCTCCTTGCGGGACACGGTCTTGGCGTCTTTCTTTTTCATGCATCACCCCTCTAATAATACTCAAACGCAACAGGACTATCGCTATTGTTGTCCTTCTCATCATTGTCCAAAGACACAAAATTACCCGCCCGAAACCGCATCAAAGCCTGCACCGTACTGTCCACAAGATCGTCATGCTCCCCATTGGGAAACGCCGCACACTCCTCCACCAACTCCTCAGCCCACTTGGACTCAGGAACCCATACCATCCCCGACTCAAACATCGGAGCCACAGAGTTCACCCTCGCAATCTTGTCCTGACCAGCACGCCTGCCCCCAGGCGAATACGTCGTAATAGGTATCCCCATCCGACGCAACTCCTGATGCAAACTCATCCCCGCCGCCTTCGCCTCAATCAACACATTGTCCGGACGCCAATGATCATACTGCATCCTCGCTACCCTTTTAAGCTCCGGAAAGTCCCAGCGACCCTTTTTAAGGTCGAGGAGAATAATGGAAGGTCCGTCGTCTGAGCTTGGAGTGAAGACACCCCAGGTGGTGATCGCAGAATAGTCAGCTGTCTCTTTCTTGCTGTACGCGGTGTCATAACTCTGGATGATGTAGTCCACAACGGGAGTATACTCATTCGTCCACCTCCTCCACCACTCTCTCTTAAGAATAGCCCCCTCATCATTCGTGGGCTGCTGCTGATACATCGCCTGCCACTTCTGCACGGATAACGTCGCACGAACCCTGTGCAACTCATCCAAACTCCAGTACCCCGGCCAAAGCGGCTTCTCATCCTTCGTATTCTCATTCAAAATCGCCGGAAATTCAATCAATTCCCACTGATCCGATTTTACCTCCATCTGCGCCTTGATCAACCGCGCCGTCAAATCCCTCATCCCCCAACGCGTCATCACCACCACAATCGACGCCCCAGGCTGCAACCTCGACCTCGGCCCAGAGGTGTACCACTCCCACGCATTGTCCAACGCTAACTCACTCAACGCATCCTGCTCCGTGTGCGGATCATCAATAATCAAAAGATCCGCACCACGACCCGTCATCGCACCCCCAGTCCCCACCGCATAAAACTCACCCCCAGCATGCGTCTCCCACTTCCCCGCAGCCTTTGAATCAGGCTGCAACCGAACCATCTCAAATACCTCACGATATGCATCCGTATCCATCAAGTTTCTCGTCTTCTTACCAAACCTTATAGCTAACTCACTATTGTGCGACGCCTGAATAATCTTGGCCCGGGGATTGTGGCCCATGACAAACGCAGGCAATAAACACGAAGCCATCTCACTCTTCGTGTGCCTCGGCGGCAAATTCAAAATCACACGCTTCACCTTCCCCTGAACCAACCTGTCAAACGTCTGCGCAATCTTTACATGATGAGGCCCCACAATCATCTGCGGCCAAACATACCGCGCAAACAACAAAAAATTCTCCCTGGCCCCCTCCAAAACCTCAAGCTGCTTGAGCCTCAGCTCAAGCTTCAAAACCTCCTCCTTCACCTGATCCTTCGTCAAAACATCCATAAACACCCCCAACAAAATTTGCAAAAAATTTTTGCAAAAAACGATACTTTAATCAAGGGGGCACTGTTCTAGAACAAAGGACCAAGGCAAAAGAAGTCGAACAGTTTTCCACCCTTATGGGACCGTGGAACAGGGCCGAAGTCGACGCTCGACCAAACCCGGGCCGTCTGTCGGTGACGAGCGGACGGGCGGTCGATTGCCGCCGATAAACGGCGCAGGGACTCCGCCTATCGGCCCATGGGCCCCGTTCATCGAACCTTGTAACGTTCTACTTGGGCCACCAGGTAACGGCCTGCGAACCACCGAGCAGGGGGCCTGCGGGCCACTAGGTAACGGCCTGCGAACCACCGAGCAGGGGGCCTGCGGGCCACTAGGTAACGGCCTACGAACCACCAAGCAGGGGGCCTGCGGGCCACTAGGTAACGGCCTGCGAACCACCGAGCAGGGGGCCTGCGGGCCACTAGGTAACGGCCTGCGAACCACCGAGCAGGGGGCCTGCGGGCCACTAGGTAACGGCCTACGAACCACGGACCACGGACCACGGGTCCGGATCGCAGGCGCTCGGAATCACGGGCACTAG